CAACTCGGCCTTCAACAATTCGTTGTCCCACCCGGCGTTCAGGGCAAGCTTGTTGTCGGCGAGGACGTAGGCGCGCACCTGTTCCTGCGTCAGATGCTTCAGCGTGATAGTCGGCACGTCTGTCATGCCAAGTTTCTGTGCCGCCGCGAGACGGCCATGTCCGGCGATAACAGTTAAATTTTCTTGGACGAGGATAGGGTTGTTAAACCCAAACTGCTGGATGCTCTTGGCAAGCTGTTCGACTTGCGACGCGGAATGCGTACGCGCGTTGTTAGCGTAGGGTTTAAGTAACGCGACAGGAATATTTTTGACTTCGTGGTTGGTGCTCATGGACGTGGTATTGTTTAGGAATTGTATTTTGGGCTAAAATCGTGCGAATCTTCGGGGGACGCGGTTCGGTTCGTGCATGCCCCCCCTTTTTTAAAAGATTCCTTACCGGGGGAGGGGTTAGTCGGCCAAATTGCGTAAAATGGACGATATACGCATGTTATTGACCTCATCCTCTGGGCGCATGAACCGGGAGGGTTCAAGTCCGAGGCGACGGAGGAGCTTACGGCATCGCAGAGACACAGCGGCTCGTGAAAGCTTGTGTCGCTTTGCGAGGACAGTCATCTTGGGTGGCTTGCCTTCACCGACGACGATACGGATGATGTCCGCATGTAGGCGCATGGCTGGGTCGCTGGACTGGTCGAGGCCTTCAAGAAGGAAGTGAAGGGTGGCTCTTAAGCGTAAGGAGGCGAGGTCGAGTTGCTCGAGTCGAGGGTCTGCCTGACCTATGGCATCCTCCCGTGCTTGGACATCGGCGATGGTAGGGTTGGTAACATCCCCGGCCATGGTGAACGACCCAACGCGCTGGACTACTCGATTGAAGGACTCCTCCTCGTTGCGCTGAAAGTCGAAATGGTTTCCATTCACAGTAGAGCGACTGTCCTCGGCGATGTTGTTCATTGGGTCATCAGCCCGGAACGCGCCTGATTCGATTAGGCCGCGTCGTTCCTCCGGGGTGAGCTTACGCCACCAGCGAGCATATTCTTTCGAGAGGGTGCGCGTATCGGTCAAGCCAACGCATTAGAGCGACTGAATGAATGAAAGCCAAGTCCTAATTGGAGGTCGTCGCTCGATTGAGCCAAAGCTTTGCCTTGGGGTCGTAGGCGATGAGGCCGAGGCGGACTGCCTTTGTCTTGAAAGACCGCGGCTTAAAACCCATCTCCCCGGCCTTGAGCTCGCACCGGGTCTTGAGGTCGGTATTGGTCAGGGTCATCGGCCATTGGGTAACGAACTCCCGGACTTTCAGGTTACGCGCTTGGTAGGTTCTTTGCGCTCCCTGTACTGCTCTCTGCCGGGCTTCTTCCATTAGGGTGGGGCTTTCCCGCCATTGGCGCTTCCAGAAGCGTAGGAGGCGAAGCTGTGGGTTGCTGGGTTTGGGCATGGGTTTTCGTCTGGGTAATGCGACCTAGCCGTAAGGCGAAGGTAAGCATTACAATTACCTTTAGGTAATTACGGTGTGGCGGCGGACTGTTGAAGCTGGTCAGGCCGGATAAGGAATCCGTAGACCCTGCACCAAGAGAGTGCATCGCGGCGCTCGTTAGGGGTCAGGGTAAGCCGGACGGAGCGAGGAACAGTCCTTACCCAGTAGCAACCGGGTTCGGAGATGTTAGTTGCGCGGTCAAGACGCGTCCCGGCGGGGAGGGTTAGGGCGCGGTTAAGCCATCCGTAGTGGACGACGATTGGGTGTTTGGTGAGCATTGGTTTGTAGGTTAGGCGTGGGGTTGGCCATAGGGTTCGGTCGGGTCGGCTCGGTCGGCTCGGTAGTCGATATCGTTGATATGGCGGTAGGCAGTAGTACGGCAGATATTAAGCTCAAACCCAATTTGCTTGTAGGTGAGTCCTTTTTGGCGGAGTTCAATTATCGCCTCCTTGACCTCCGGCTTTAGTGTGCGTCGCCCTTTGGCGACCCCACCATCGAAATTGCTGTTGTCTATGACAAGGTTGCTCGGAACATCCTTGAGCCCGGCGAGCTCCGGCTTGCGCTTGATGGCGCGGAAGATGACGCGGGTGATTGATTGACAAACCTTTGCGCCGTATTTTACGCGAAGCTCCTCAATGGTCGCGGGAGTTTCAAACCAGTCGGTAAGGATGGCTTCACAGCGTTCCGAGCCGGGTCTGTTAGCACCTCGGCCTTTAGCCTCGGTGAAGTATTTGAATGTGGTAATCATGGTCGTTTGTGGTTGGGTTTGTGGATTAAGAGTTAAACCAATTCTTGCGATTGGCGTATTTGAATTTCTTGATATCGGCGGAACGAGCATCGTATGCGCGATTCAGCTTGCGCTCGGCGGCGATGCGCTTGGACTTGGCGATTTCAAAAGCACCCCAAGCTTCCCAGCTCGCGGAGGTGCTTGGCTTGGCGCGATGAAAGGCGCAGAGAGCGTCGCGAGCTTCGGCGCGCGCGGCCTTGAACTTATCGTCAAGGTCGGAGATGATTGGCAGGTGCTTTGCGATGATTTCGGCTTCGGTGGTCATTTGTTGGTTGGGTTTGATTACTTGGTCGGCGTTCTTGTATCCCCTAGCAATGTCGAGTTCTTCGGTCATTGCATCGACAGCGGAAGACCAATTAGCTTTGGCGATTTCAAATGCTTTATCGCAGGCGGTTTGGCGTTCAGAGCCGAAGGCATGGCAAGCGGCTTGCCATGCTTTTGCTTTGGTGAGGTCAAGCGGTGCGATGATGGCACGATGACGGGTGATGATTTCGTGGAGGTTGGTATTCATTTGTTTGGTTAGGTTTGGTGGAACGAGTTGAACCTTGGCCTGAACACGGAGTAGCGCAAGGTCTTTTTTCCATAAATCGTCTTTTGACCGGGCTAACCCTTTAAATCGGTTATAAGACCTTTTGATTGTTTAAGGCGGGGAGGGTAGCCATTCTACCAGCCTCGAGCCTTGGAGGGCGATTTTTGAGACTCTTTTGGCGGTTCGGCGGTCTGACCCTCCCCCGGCATGGCGTACTCCCACCTGATTTCCCCCTTCTTGCGGGAGTGGCGGATGGTGATTTCCCCGGCAAAGTCCCCGGCGCAGTCCTTGAGCCCGGCGCGGCCTCGGCGTTTGGTAAGCCCGAACTTGAAGATTGGCTCGTCTCCCTGCTGACGGACGAGGACGGCGACCTCGCGGAAGTAGTTAACGAACTCGGAGCTTCCCGCGCCAGAGTAGGCAAGGTCGGCGATGGTCTGACCTTCCTTGTCCTTGGCGGCGCGCGGCTTGGTGGTATGGTGCATCGCGATGAGAACAGCTTGGGTGTCCACAAGTACGCGGTTCAGGTCGTGACGCAGGAAGCGAGAAGCTTGGGCTTGGTCGGCGATGTCGATTCCGGCAAAGGACAGGAGAGGGTCAACAAACACAATGTCAGCCCGGTGGGTGACGATGAGGTCGCGGAGCATACCGGGGAAAGCTTCGCCTACGGATTGGGTGTCGCGGAAGATGGAGAGGTTTTCATTTAGGGTGGCGCGCTCATCCGGCCAGAGCTCTGCCCCGGCCACGACATCCTGATAGGCCTCGGCGACATCGCCAAAGTCATTCTCGGCTTGGACGATGACAACGCGCAGGGGACGCTTGGCTTTGATGCCGAAGAAATCCTTGCGTCCGCCGACTGCCCAATTGACGGCGGCTTGCATCATGAGGGAGGATTTGCCGACCCCAGCTTGGGAGACGATAAGCGCCGACCCACCCTTGCAGAGCCAGCGATTGCCAAGGACTGTGTTAGGGTCGTTGGTTCGGTCGAATGCGAGGAGACTCTCCGCGTCCATCTTGACCGGGGTCTGGCTTGAGGTTGTGCGGCCTTGGACAGCTTTCAGCGAGCCTTCGGTGTAGGCAAGTAGGGTAGCCGGGTCAGTAGCCGGGTCAGCGGATAGCTCTGCCGTCTTCTTGGCGACCGAATGGATATGCCGAAGGACGGACTGCTTCTTGACCTCGTCCGACCATGCTGGATTTAAAAGGGACGAGCCGACGGCAGTCGTAATCTCCGAGACGTAGAAAGCTTCTACTGTGGATTTGCGCTCCCGGAGGCGCATGGTGACTGTCAGCTCGTCGTGGGCGATGCCTTGGTCGGTGAGTGAAAGAATGGCCGAGGCGATGTCCTGATGCTTCGGTTCGGCGAAGTCTGACGGGATGAGGCCGGGCGGAAAAGGGAGAGAATCCCGTAGCAGTCCACCGAGAAGTAAT